AGTAACAGTATTTCCTACTGCGTTTCCAAAAGCATATATGCATATTGAAGAAGGCAAGTCGTATAAATTTAGTTTTGGTAAAACCAAAGATGGCACGGTAATTATGGAGGATGTAAATGTCAGTTAATATACAAGAGGTACTATCGCAGTTAGACCCAAGAATTAGAAAGCGTCTTGGAACAGGAGAAGGAATTACCTTTGAGTATCAGCCAACTCCAAGTTTTGGTTTGAATCGTGCTCTAGGTGGTGGGTTACCATACGGAAGACAGGTCCTTATATGGGGCAGTAAGTCTTCTGCTAAATCATCTATGTGCTTACAAATGATTGCTTTAGCACAAAAAGAAGGTAAGGTTTGTGCATGGATTGATTCTGAAATGTCTTACTCAGAAGATTGGGCAAAGCAACTTGGTGTAGATCCAACAAAATTAATTTATTCACAAGCACGTACTATTAGCGATATGGTAGACGTTGGTGTTGGACTAATGAACGCTGGAGTTGATCTTATTGTAGTTGATTCAATTACCTCAATGCTTCCTGCTATATATTTTGAAAAAGATTCAGATGAAATGAAAGCACTTGAAAATACAAAACAAATTGGTGCAGAGTCTAGAGACTTTAGCAATGCTTGGAAAATGCTTAACTACGCTAACAACAAAGTAAAACCTACATTGCTTGTTCTTATTTCACAATCAAGAAATAATATTAATGCAATGTACACAAGTCAACAACCTTCTGGCGGTCAGGCTACTAAGTTTTACTCATCTTGTGTGATTAAATTGTTTTCTTCTGAGTCAGAAAATCAAGCAATCAAAGGAAAGATTAAGATTGGGGACAAACTAATTGAAGAAAAAATTGGCAGAAAGATTCGTTGGGAGTTACAATTCTCTAAAACCTCTCCAGGGTTCCAATCTGGTGAGTATGATTTTTATTTTAGAGGTGACAATATTGGTATTGATGCAATAGGAGATTTAGTTGATACCGCAGAATCTATGGGACTAGTTAATAGAACTGGCGCATGGTATCAGTTAGATGACGGAATAAAAATACAAGGTCGTGATGGTTTTATAGAACGTGTTAAAGAAGACTTAGCACTACAAGAACAAATTAAGGCAAAAATAATTAATGCTTGAGCAAAAGTTTACCGTATATCCTGGCAAGTGGCCATGTAAAACTTGTGAAGAAGTTGTTACATCTTTAAGATATTGGAGAGAAACTGGGGATACAACATGGATGTGTACACAAAAACATATTTCAAGAGTTAGTCTATTACCTCCAACAAAGAAAGATTATGAGCGAAAAGAACGAAAGTAAAAGAATGGGTGCTAAGCAGCATAAGAATTCTGGTAGAAATACACAGAAGGGTGATGCAACATGGCGTGAATTTGTTGTTGATTTTAAAGAAGTCAGCAAATCTTTTACATTGAACAAAGATGTATGGGCAAAGGCTGTTACTGATTCTATTCAAGCGGGTAGAGATAAATCTCCAGCCATTATTGTAATTCTTGGAGAAGGTAACACAAAAGTAAGACTTGCTATAATTGAAATGAATATGCTAGAACAATTAACAGAGGAGGAATATAATGTCTGAAACAGGACCACAGAAAACAACACTTGATATGGTAAATGGTTTAACAGAGATTGCAGACTATATGCAAGACGAAGAGTTGACCGTTGCACTAACTATGATTGCAAAGATTATCATAAAGCCAGATATTCCCCTTCAGGCTGCTAGTCTTGAAATTGTGAGACTACAAGCCATTGCAGCAAAGATGTCCTTTAAAGCCACTTGGATGGCCAATGTTGACAAATCCGACAGGGCAAAGAAAAACATATACTTTACAGCAGCACAAGCAATAAACGATTTGGTATCAGCGCTTAAATACATAATGCGCTAACCTGCTATAATTAATATAAACAAAGGACAAAAATGGCTAAAAATTTATTAGAACAAGTTATGACTAAAAGCACTAAAAAGAAAGTAACAAACAGCGAAGAAGATGAAAACTTTGTTGAAGGTTTGCCAACTGCTATAAATGCTGGCTATCTTGTTAAAACAAAAACAAGGTTTGTTAAAAAGAATAATTTTTCTGCATCTAGTTTGGCCTATGGCGCAGGTGAGTGTCCAAGGTATTGGACTCTAGCATTTGATGGACAAATTACTTACGATAACTCAGATGCCATGGGCGTAGCAAACAGAACACAAGGAACTCTTGGACATGGAAGAATACAAGAGGCAATAGAGGCTTCTGGTTTACTTGCACAAGATATGGAGTTTGATCCAATACCAAGAAAATATAGTCAACAAACTCATCCAGCAATGGAGTTTAGAGTTAAAACTGATGATCCACCTTTTGACGGGTATGGAGATGTCATGATTGACTACAAGGGTGAAAGACTTGTTGGTGAAATTAAAACAATAAAAAATGAAGAGTTTGAATACAGGAAAATAAATAGACGACCTAAGATGGCTCATCTAATGCAGTTATTGTTGTATATGAAGGTTTGGAAAATGCGTAAAGGTGTTATGATTTACGAAAATAAAAACACTCACGAATTACTTACTTTGCCAGTTGTATTAAGTGAACGCTATCGTGCTTGGGCAGAAGAAGTTTTTGAATGGATGAAATTGGTTTACAAGAATTGGCAAGAAAAACAATTGCCAGAAATTCCTTATCGTTCAAATTCAAAAATTTGTAAAGTATGTCCTATTCAAAAAGCATGTGCTGAAGCAGGAGATGGAACAATTAAGATTAAACCTATGAGATTGTTAAAAGACGAAGTGGATTAATCAATGTGAAACTATGTGAAAGATGCGAGACCCCATTTAAACCAAAAGTAAGTTATCAAATTTATTGTGGAGATGTTTGTAGAGAAGAATCCACCAAAATAAAGATAGCCGAAAGATATCAAATAACTCGTAGACAAAAAAGAATAGGTAAAAAAAGACTTTGTATTGGCGGTTGTAAAGAACAACTTTCAATATATAATGACTCTGGCTTTTGCCCTAACTGCAATATAAATAAAAAAGAAGTAGACAAAATGTTAAAACAACTAAAGGGATTTTTTGACTATGAACAAGAATAATCCAAAAACAATTTGCGCTATTGATGCAAGCACTACAAGTCTTGCCTTTGCATTATTTAACAATAAAAAACTTACCACAGTTGGAAAAATAAAATTTGAAGGAAATACAAACTATCAAAAAGTAATGGATGCATGTGCAAAAACAAAAGCATTTTTTGAATACTCTGGCGGTTTTGAAGCAATTGTAATAGAGCACACAGTTTTTATGAATAGTCCAAAAACTGCTGCAGATCTTGCACTTGTTCAAGGAGCATTACTGGGAGCAGCAGGCTTAACTGGAACAAAACAAATAGGAACAGTAGCACCAATTACTTGGCAAAATTATTTAGGAAATAAAAGATTAACAAAAGAAGAACAAATAAATATTAGGGCAAAAAATCCAGGCAAGTCAGACTCTTGGTATAAATCTTATGAAAGACAGATTAGAAAAGAAAGGACTATTAAGTTAATTGAAATCAACTACGATAAAAGTATTAACGATAATGACGTTGCTGATGCTTGTGGTATCGGCCATTGGGCTATTAATAACTGGAATAAAGCAATGAGAGTGGAGGAATAATGCCAGAGTTAAACGCTAACATACCACCAATTGAGTGTTATGTACGTGGTAATTTTTTAAGAGATCAAGAAGATAGTCATGACAAATATTTTCCATGTGTAATTTTTGGTGTGTCTAGTATTAAAAGTAGAAGCCCTTTATTTCATTTCTTAATGGAAGATGGAGGAATTTGGTGGAGAATGCCAATCAATGCATTCTGCACAAAGCCAGGAGTTCCTGAAGAGCCAATCTACAACCTTGTGCTTTGGAACTCTTTTAGTCCACACATAGCAGTTACAAAATTTGAAAACTTAAGTAACATGAGAATGTCTTACATAGACAGAAATAAAAATAATATTGGTGGAAAATATTTATTTACTTTGGATTGGCATAATCCAGAAAGTAACATTCTGGATGATGGATATTCAGAAAGTCCAGGGCAACACAAATGTGGTCATGTTATTCAAAGAGATGATGGAAATTTTGCGGTACAGCCTAATAACCGTATTAGATTAAAAGAACCATCATTCGTAACCAAGAAAGATCTAGTAATACAAAGACTTATAAATACAAATAAGTGGGATGTTGAAAGTTACGATAAATGGGTTTTAGAAGACTCAAATGCGTATGACTATGATATTTCTGAGACAGAAGTTGACAAATAATACTATGGCTGCTAAACTATATACAAGCGAGGCTTGGCTCCGTAAAAGGTTTGTTATGGACAAAAAGTCTCCACAAGATATTGCCAAGGAGTGCGGGACTAGTGTTGAAACTATCTATGTATACCTTGCAAAATTTGGATTTAGGAAATCAAAACGATGATACCTAAAATTATTTGGCAAACACATAAAGAAGAATATGAAAAATTACCAAAATACATAATAGAATGTATTGATACTTGGAAAACAATAAATCCAACATTTGAATATAGATATTTTGATGATAAGGATATGGATAGTTTTATATTAAAATATTTTGGAAAAGAATGGTTAGAAATTTTAAACAACTGCCCTATTAAAATTATGAAAGTTGATACTTGGAAGTATATGATTTTATACGTGTATGGTGGTGTTTATATTGACATTGACTATATTTGTAGTTTGCGAATAGAAGAATGGCTAGATGAAAATAATAACTTGGTTATTTTTCAAGACGATAGGTTTCCAGAATTTACTCAAGCAATATTTGCTTCAGAACCTAAAAATATTATTTTAGAAGAAGTATTAAGATTAACTAAAAATGATTTATTAAAAATAAATTACAAAAAAGAAATTATTAATGTTGGAAGATTAACAGGGTATAAACAATTTAGTATAGCAATAGACAATGTTTTACAATTAAAAAATAAAGAAAGGGCTGGGCTTATTAGTAATTATGAAGATTTTAATAATTTAGATATTGTTAAAAATATGAAAATACATACTCCATATTTTAAAAAATGGGATAGATTTAATAAAAAAAATCCATTATTTTATTCAGTTCATGGAAGACTATCATGGGAAAATAACTATGGCAATTGGTTAGAATTACAAGAAGAAAAAAACAATAACTTAAGGAAAAATAATGTCTAAATTAACTGCAGTATATAAAGATGTTAAAGATTTTAAATGTGACGATCTCTATCTTCAATCAATTGGGGCGCCATCGGGCAACTTAATTTGGCAAACATGTCATTCTATAGCCCAAATGCTTATACAAAAAAACATAGCATATGGCGATTCTGCATTTGATCCTGTAAGAATTTTTAGCAAGTCTGATCCAGCAGAACAACTTAAAGTTAGAATTGATGACAAACTAAGTCGTCTTATGAAAGGCACAGACTATCCTGGAGACAACGATATTGACGATCTAATAGGATATTTAGTTTTGTTAAAAATAGCAAAGGAAAAAAATGTCAACTGAAACAGAACTAATTGAGCATCTTGATGAAGTTAACAAAGTAGTTACAGAATATCTTAAAGGCCAAGATCCAACAAAAATTTCTAAAGAATTAGATATTCCTCGTACTCGTGTTGTTTCGTTAATCAATGAGTGGAAGGTTATGGCATCTGCAAATGATGCAATTCGTGCTCGTGCTAAAGAAGCACTTGCTGGAGCAGATACGCACTATACTAAACTTATTACAAAGGCTTATGAAGTAATTGATGAATCAAGCATGACTAATAATCTTAGTGCAAAGACTCAAGCGATTAAGTTGGTAATGGATATTGAGAAATCTAGAATTGAAATGTTACAAAAAGCAGGACTCCTAGAAAATAAAGAACTTGCAGAAGAGATGGTTGAAATTGAAAGACGACAAGAAGTTCTTGTTGAAATCTTAAGAGACATTGCCTCAACCCATCCAGAGGTTCGTGATTTAATTATGAGACGTCTTTCTCAGATTGCTAAAGAAGGAGAGGTAATCACAATTGTCCAAGATGTTCAATGATTTTTTAGAAGTTTTAAAAGAAAATCAATTTGATGAAATTCCAGTAGACGCAAAAACATTTGTTGAGTCTGCGGATTATCTTGGCCAGCCAGAATTATCTTTAATTCAATATGAAATTGTAGAAGCAATGAGTCAAATTTATCGTAAAGAAGAACTACAAGAAATATTTGGATCTGTTGCTGGTGCTCAATATTTTGATAAATACACTAAAAATGAAATTATTTTACAACTTGGAAAAGGATCTGGAAAAGACTTTGTATCAACAGTAGCCTGTGCATATATAGTTTATAAACTCTTATGCCTTAAAGATCCTGCTAGGTATTATGGAAAACCAAGCGGGGATGCAATTGATATCATCAACGTAGCCATTAACGCACAACAAGCAAAGAACGTATTCTTTAAAGGATTTAAAACTAAGATAGAAAAATCACCATGGTTTGCAGGAAAATATAATGCAAAGGCTGATAGTGTTGAATTTGATAAATCAATCACAGTTTACTCTGGACACTCAGAAAGAGAATCGCATGAAGGTTTAAACTTATTACTTGCAGTTCTTGATGAAATTTCTGGTTTTGCATCTGAAGTTGGAACTGGCAATGAGCAAGGTAAAACTGCAGAAAATATCTATAAAGCATTTCGTGGATCTGTAGACTCTCGTTTTCCAGATTTAGGTAAAGTAGTATTGCTTTCATTCCCTCGTTACCCAGGCGACTTTATTTCTAAAAGATATGAAGATGTTATTGCAGAAAAAGAAACTATTGAAAAGAAACATCTCTTTATTATGAATGAAGACCTGCCACATAATGACCCAAACAATCAATTTGAAATTTCATGGGAAGAAGATACAATACTTTCTTATAAAGTTCCAAAGGTTTTAGCACTTAAAAAACCAACTTGGGAAGTAAACCCTACTAGAAAAATAGATGATTTTAAATTAGCATTTTACACAGACCTTGGAGATGCCATGATGCGCTTTGCATGCACACCAACATTTGCATCAGATGCATTTTTTAAACAAAAAGATAAATTAGAAAAGTGTATGACATTAAGAAACCCAGTTGATAACTTTAGAAGGTTTGACGAATCATTTAAACCTGATCCAGAAAAAATATATTATATTCATGCTGACCTTGCACAGAAGCATGACAAGTGTGCTGTAGCAATTGCTCACGTAGATAAGTGGGTAAATATTCAGGTTATCAAAGATTATCAACAGGTAGCGCCAATGGTTATTGTTGATGCAGTTGCTTGGTGGGAACCAAAAGCAGAAGGTCCAGTTAATTTATCAGAAGTAAAACAGTGGATCATTAATTTACGCAGACAAGGCTTTAACATTGGAGTTGTTTCATTTGACCGTTGGCAGTCATTTGATATTCAGCAAGAATTAAAAGCGGTAGGCATAAAGACCGACACCGTATCTGTTGCTAAAAAACATTATGAAGACTTGGCAATGATGGTATATGAAGAGAGAGTTGCAATACCAAGAATTCCTTTGTTACTGGAAGAAATGTCAGAACTTAAAATTATGAAAAATACTAGAGTTGACCATCCACGTAAAAAATCTAAGGACCTGGCAGATGCTGTATGTGGCGCTGTTTTTGGAGCAATATCACATACGCCTAAAGATTCTAACCATGAGATTGAGATTCATACTTGGTCTACCTCTACACGACTTGCAGAGAAGCAGAAGGCTATGGTAGAATTAGACAACAGGGAAATGCCTAATGATGTTAGAGATTTTCTTGACAGATTAAATATAATATAAACTAACAAGGAGAATAATGAATTCATTTAAAAAAATCGCTTTAGTTATGGCTGCAGCCGTGACAAGCACATTTTTTGTTGCAATTCCACAGGCTCAAGCAGCGGTAACTAACGGATATGTATTATCCGATTCGTTGGCTGCAGGTGCTCGTGGTGTAACAGTATTAGCAGACACAACCAAAGCAGAGGCTGGAGTTAATGCTGTAGTCGTATTAACCACTAGTGATACTTTGGCTGCAACAGCAGACGATAACGTAACGTTAGAAGTTGCTGGTCCTGCATCATTTACTGACTACACAGCAGCAGGATCAAACCCTACAGGGGTTACGCTTACTAGTTTAGGTAAGTTATTTACATTTACAGCAACCACAACCGCAGCAGTAAACTTACCAACAAACGTTAAGTTAACTGTTAATGGTGCAGGCACTGTAACTGTAACTCAAAAGAAGAAGGTTGGAGCAACCACTTCTACAATTGATATTAAAACAATTTATGCAGGAACAACTGCAAAGACAAATGTTTTGTCTGTAGCAGATTCTTATGTTCGTGTACAAGATACATCAACAGCAGGAACTCTAACATCTAGCGTAGATGTTGCTACTGCAACTAGTGTTACAAATACTGGCACAGGATATATTAATGTTCGTGCAATGGATGCTTATGCAGCACAACTATCAACTAGTGGTGTAATTCAAGCAAGCGCAACTGGTGGTGCGGTAGTAGCATGGGATGGTGCTCCAAGCACACAAGTTAATGCAGCAGCCAAAACTGGTACTGCTGGAGTTTTATATGTAGTTCAAGGAACTGCAAATGAAAACAAGCCAGTAAATACAACAGTTACAATTACATTTAATGGCACAGTTCTTGCAACAAAGACCATTACATTTACAGGTCGTGCAGCATCTATTCTAGTAACTGGAGTAGACATTGCACAATCTAACGGAGCACGTACAGGAACCTATGACTTTGTAGTCAAGGATTCTGCTGGTAATCAGTTGGCTAGTATTACTCCAAGTGCTGATGCAACCAAGTACACATCTCAAGTAACATCTGTTTCTGTAGGTGGGGCATCATCTGCTACTGCCGTACAAACAGGTGGTTGGACATGTGCTTCAACATCAGGTTCAGCAACAGTACGTCTTTCATATACCCACACAGATGCAACAGTTATTTATTCAAATGACTTTATTGCAGCATGTGCTAGCGGTGTAAATAAGTACACAGCAACTCTTGATAAAAAAGAGTACAAGGCTGGAGAAATTGCAACACTTACAATCTCAGCAACAGATATTAATGGTGCTAAGGTTTACGGAGCAGCAACTCTAGGCGCTGGTGTAGTAATTTCAGGTGGACAGTTAACAGCAGTTTCTGCTGCAACTTCTGCAGATGCATTTGATGCCAATGGATCAAGATTAATTAAATTTACAGTAGGTAATACTGCTGGATCATATAATTTAATTGTAGATCTACCAGCATACGTAGCAACTGATTCAGCAAAGGTAGTTTCTTACTCCGTTGTTGACTCTTCAGGCTCAGTATCTAATGCTCAAATTTTGCAATCAATCGTTGCACTTATTGCAACAATTAACAAGCAAATTGCAGCACTACAGAAATTGATTCTCGCAAAGAGATAATTTCTTAATAAAATTAGAGGGTAGATTAATTTCTACCCTCTTTTTTATTGCATTAAAATGGTATAATTACTAATATAGTTATACATTGGAGATGCCCCTTAATTGAGTAAATTAAAACGAAGACTATTAATAGCCTTTGGGGTAGGTTTATGCGTAACAATTTTTGGAATAATGGCACCAGACCATGCTGGCGCTACAGAAAATCAAGAACAAGTTGTTGTAAGTCCTGCTCAACAAGCAGTTAACTCTGCCCTTTCTACTGCTACAACAGAGGTCCAGCAAGCGATTACAGCCACAAACAACGCCTTAGTAGAGGTAACACAAGCACAAACCGAATATTCCCAAGCCCAATCTGTCACGGCAGAAATAACATCAAAAATATCTTTGGCTAATACAGAAATAAATAATGTTCAAACTGCTATTAATACTATTAGTAATATTGATTTATCTGTTACAGCAGTAGATCAAAGTTCTCAGATAGTTCAAGATGCAAAGACTACGGTAACTACTGCAACTACCGCTATAAATAATATAGCCACACAAATAACAGAGGCTCAAACAGCAATATCTGAAGTTGTAGTTGCAAAGTCAGAAGCAGTGTCATCACAGTCAACTGCTCAAACCGAACTAACCCAAGCAAACATAGCAATTGATAATGCTCAAAATGCTGTAAATGCATTACAGGCAACAATTGGAACCAGCACAAATGTTTTGGCTGGCGTTGATGATGCTGGAGTTAGAATGAATTTACCCTTCAATCTATTAATGGGACAGACTTTATATAATAATGTTTATGTAGGATCAAATGCAACAATTACCTTTGGTGTAAATGAAGGACAAAATTATTATTCAACTCCAAATGCTCCATCTGTGTCTATTGCTGGATGGGACTGGACAACTTGGAGTACAGGAACAGGAATTACTTATGCAACCACTGGAACAAGTTTAGATATTGCTTGGGATCTTCGTCCTTATCCACAACGAGATGCTTCTACACAAATGGTTCAAGTTAGATTTAATGCTGATGTAAATCCAACTAATGGGGCATGGATGGCAGATGTTACTGCTACTGGTCCAATTCCAAATGGTGCTAGATTTAATTATAGACAAACAACTGGTGGTGCAGTAACTAATATTATAGATACAAACCCTGGATCAGGTTTTGCTGGACAAATAAGTCAAGGTGCATCATTTACTCCATATATAGATCCAAATACATCAACTGTTCAAGCAGCAGTAGATGCAGCAAATGCAACAATTACTCAACTTAATCAAAGTCTTTCTCCAGTTGTTGCACAAAATGCATCAAATACTGCTGCATTAAATGCTATTAATATAACATCATTAAATAATACAGTTAACTCTGCTATATCAACAAAAAATACTTTACAGACAACATTAAATACAAGAACCATAACATTAACTAATGCTATTAACAATAATATTCCAACTCCTGCTCCAATACTTGCAGAGCCTATTATTGAAGGAACTACGGTTATTATTGCTCCAGAACTACCGACAGGATATACAGCAAATACTTGGTTTTATCAAGTTATAACAAATGATCTAACAGCAGCAAATCCTTATACTGGAGGAACATACAATACAGATGGAGCGCCAGAATCTATTCAATTAACTGGTTTGACAGAAGGTGCTACATATATTATTAGAGTTGCTAACTGGTCTGGTCCATTAAGTGATTATTCAGAAATTATAATTTCAATCCCCTCTCCAAGTGCAAGCCTAAATACTGGTGGAATAACTTATGAGCCTATTTATAATCCACCAGTAGATATCCCTACAGATATCCCTACAGATATTCCAACAGATATCCCTACAGATATTCCAACAGATATCCCTACAGATATTCCAACAGATATCCCTACAGATATTCCAACAGAATTAGCAGATATGACTTCAGATCAAATTCAAGCAGTTGTTGAAGATTTAATTAACAGCGGACCAGTCACAGAATCAGATGCTGCAGCAATACTAGATGCTTTAATAGCAGATGGAAATATATCAATAAGCGAAATATCAAATTTAACATCTAACTTAACAGATGGTGGAATTACAGCAACTGAATCAGCATTAATTGTAGATGCTCTTACAGCAGATGGTGTAGTAACAAATTCAGAAGTCACAGCATTAGTTGAAGTCCTTGTATCTGAAGGTGGATTGTCTGCAAGTGAAGCAGCCTTAATTGTAGATGCATTATCTGCAGATGGAAATATTACTACTTCAGAAGTAAATAACTTATCAGACGCTTTAACACAAGATGGAGTATTTACATTAGCAGAAAAAGATTTAGTAGCAGAGGTATTAGTTATATCTGCAGATGGAGGAGCAGTAACTGCTGCCAACATAGAAGCGGCGGGATTAGAATATCGTGATCTTCCTCCTACAATTCCAGTAGAGGTAAGAGAAGATGCAAGCGGTAATCCTGTAGTTATTACTGCAGAAGTAGCCTCTGCACTGCTTGTATTAGAAAGTCCAGCAGCATTATTAGGAGCAGTTGCTACTTGTTTTAATCCAGATGAGGCAATTGAAGGTTTGACAGAAGAGCAAAAATGTGAATTAGGCAAAGCACTACTTAATATAGGTGCCGATATGTCTATTCCAGAACGTAAAAAAGCAGAAGATATTGTGGTTGTAACGATAATTGCTGGTCAATTAATTGTTGCTACTGCACCTAGAAGAAGGAGAAACTAAAATGAAAAAGTTCAAAGAATGGGGCATGGCAGCCCTAAACGAAAACTTTACATTTCTTGGCTTCTTTGTAGCATGGGTGGTTTTAGAGGGAAGCGCAAAGACGGTGGTTGGGTATGTAACCCTAGCATCAGTAGCCATATGGTTTGCAACCATAGGAATTCGTAAAGAAGACTAATAGTCTTATCTAATAATACTATAATTCATTTTTTAATGTATAGTATAATATTAGTATGAAAAGATTGACGTCAGCCCTACTTTGCGGTATACTTGTAATAAGCCTTTCTGCTTGTTCAAGTCGTTACAGGTATGCCTGTCAAGACCCAGCAAACTGGAAAGAAGCAACATGCAATCCGCCAGTATGTGAAGCAAACGGGGTATGCACAAAAGATTTAGTAAAGGAAACTGACAATGGGTAAAAGAAGGACGCAAGCAGAACTAGATGGTTTACTTAAATTTATTCTAGGTCTTACTTTAGGGTCAATTTTATTTTTTACAACAATGGGTATTTTATATGCCCTCGTTTTTGTTGAGCAACCATTAACTGGTCAATCCGAAAACGACAAAATGTTTTTTAATGTTCTTGGTAGCGTAGCAACATTTATTACTGGAACACTTGCAGGTATTTTAATTGGTCAATCTGGTGCAAAAGATATTATGGATGCACAGTTGTCTAACAAGGAAATGGATTCTAAAAATACATTAGCAGATAAAAAACTTGAATCAGAAATTGATGAAGCAAAAGCACGGAGATTAAACAAACCTGATGGCGCAATGCCAGAGGAACAACCCGTTGATGCAAATTGGGATAAATAATGGCGGAGCAAGGTACAGCAACACGTCTTATTGAAGTTGCTACTGCAGAAGTAGGAACTGTTGAAGGTCCTAAAGATAATGAAACCAAGTATGGTAAGTTTACTAAAGCAGATTTTCAGCCATGGTGTGGATCATTCGTTAACTGGTGTGGCAATGAGGCTGGAGTAAAAATTCCAAATACCGTTTACACTCCAGGTGGTGCACAAGCATTTAAGAAAGCAAACTCATGGATTGATGGTGATTTAGCAGATCCAGAGCCAGGAGATATTGCATATTTTGATTTCCCATCTGACGGGGTAGACAGAATTAGCCACGTAGCAATAGTAGTAGCAGACAATGGAGATGGAACAGTTTGGTGTGTTGAAGGAAATACTTCAGGAGATCCAAAGGGCAGCCAACGTAATGGTGGAGAGGTTTGTAAAAAACTTCGTGCTTTTAAGAAAAACAAAAAAGGAATTATGGTTTCAATTGTAGGGTTTGGTAGACCAAAGTTTGGTTCTGCCCCTGCAGGAACTGCTAAAAAATCTCAAAATAAACCAAAAACATGCTCAACATGTGGTCAAACTATTAAATAAAGGTGTTTGAATAAGCAATAACGCTTTGATATAATTAAAGTTATACTCTGAGGGGGAAACTATGACCGTACTTGCTGTTGTGCGTGATCACGCAACTAATAAAATATATATGGCTGGTGATCGTGGTGCCTCAGATGACAATACAATTCTTCCATTAACATCTCCAAAGGTTTGGAAACTTGGTCCATATTTGCTTGGATATGCAGGAGCACTAGATGGAGAACGTATTAGATATAATTTTAATCCATATGTTCCAGATATAAAAGATTTAGATAAATTTATGCAAACTAAGTTTATTAAACAACTTAGAAATTTTTATGAAGATTGGTGGGTAGACACTACTAAAGAAGGTGATCTAGGTCTTATTATTTGTATTAAAGGTCAAATATATGAACACAATGCTATTGACATGTCCCTGTCAAAATATAATTTAGATTATTTGGCAATGGGTTCAGGAGCAGAGTATGCTTATGGATACCTATTTGCTACAGAAAAATCTAAAAACCCTCGTAATCGTGTTGTTGGAGCAGTAAGCGCAGCAATAAAATTTAGTCCAACCTGTATGGGTCCAGTTGACGTGGTAAGTGTATGAAAAAAATAATAAAAAAAATTAAAAAATATTTTTATATTAAAAAAATAAAAAAACAAGATAAAAAAACAAAATATGTATACTAATAATTTTGATTATTGGAGTCACATTCAAGATTTTTCTGAAAATTTTAATTCTAAATCATTTTCAGTAGGTCATAACATAAATTATGAAAAAAATTTATTAGGGTTTCGTTGTGATGAATTTATAACAACTCATAAAGGCAAGCATCTGCTTTTTTCTGGATGCTCTCATACATATGGAGTTGGTTTAAAAAAAGAAGAAGTTTGGGCTTATAAAGTTTATGATAAAATAAGTAAAATAAATAGTTGTTCTGGATATTTCAACATTGCAGAAGGAGGAAATAATATATCAAATTCTATTTTAAATATATTTAAATATTGTAAACAATTTGGCAATCCAGATTTAATATTTATTAACTTACCAAGTCACTCAAGATTTTTTAATTATAAAAAAGATGAATCTTCCTATCGCCTAATAAATTATAAAGAATTTGATGATATGTACTATATTATAAAATTAATAAATTATAATTATTATTTTATGCTTGAACAATATTGTAACACTAACAAAATAAAATTATTTTCATTTAGTTGGGACGTTGATAAAAACAGAACACCATTTTTTGAAACAACAAATAATCTTTTTAATGAGTATAAATTTAAAACTTTTCATTTTATTGATGAATCAATTTTATTTGACAATTTGTTTTCTTTAAAACAAAAATATGATAATGAATTTTTTGATAAAGCAAGAGATGGACAACACCGAGGCACTGGGACGCACATGTTTTGGTCAGATTTTATTTATAATAAATATTTAGAAAGTTTTAACAAATGATAATTCTTGGTATAAACGAAACATCTCATGATGCGTCAGTGTCATTACTTGAAAATGATAAAATTTTATTTGCAGGGCATGCAGAAAGATATAGCAAACAAAAAAATGACTGGTATATCAATGATAGTTTAGTAAAAGATGCTTTGCAGTATGGCACACCAGATTACATTGCCTACTATGAAAAGCCTCTCCTAAAGGCCTCCAGACTGGCTTTAAGGGGTGGATCTGGAGAATGGAAACCAAGGTTTGATCTTCCTGGCATTCCAAGAAAATCTTTTAGTCATCACTATTCTCACGCAGCAGCAGGATACTATACTAGCAAATTTAATGATGCTGTTGTTGTAGTACTAGATGCAATTGGAGAATACAATACTTCTACAATCTGGACAGGTGAAGGTAATAAAATTAAATTAAAATATAAAAAAAATTATCCAGTAAGTTTTGGATTATTTTATTCAGCCTTTACGCAGTTAATTGGACTTATGCCAAACCAAGAAGAATATATTATGATGGGTATGGCAGCATACGGCGACTGGACAAAACACTATAAAAAAGTTAACGAATATTTCCCTTCACATAATATTCAAAAATATAATTTTCATAAAGGAATTGCCGACTGGGGATGGATTAATTCTGAGCAAGATAAATTTGATATTGCAGCAGCAGTACAAGTAGTATATGAGCAAAGGCTTAATGATTTTATGCGTATGGCAAAAATAATTACTGGTAAAGATAATCTTGTTTTTATGGGTGGATGTGCTTTAAATTCTTCTGCAAACACCTTATTATGGAATATATTTGATAATGTTTGGATTATGCCAAACCCTGGAGATGCTGGAAGTTCTTTGGGAGCAGCAGCAGCACTATATGGCAAACATTTAAAATGGAAAGATCCATACCTTGGCTATGATCTTGGAGGAAAGTATCCTGTTCAGCAAATTGTTGACGGTATATTAAAAGATGGAATTGTAGCAGTAGCAACAGGAAGAGCAGAGTATGGACCAAGAGCACTAGGAAATAGAAGTATTCTTGCGGATCCAAGAGATCCAGAGGTAAAAAATAAAGTTAATTTAATTAAACAAAGAGAGTTGTTTAGACCTTTTGCACCAGTAGTTATGGCAGAGCATGCATCAGAATGGTTTGATATGAATTTTGAAAGTCCATATATGCAATATACAGTAAAATGTTTAAAACCAGAAAAAATACCGTCCGTTGTTCATGCTGACGGAACATCTAGAGTTCAAACTGTAAGTAAAAGTCAGCATTTAGGGCTGTGGACTGTTCTTGAAAAGTTTTATAAGATAACTGGAGTACCAGTTTTACTTAATACTAGTTTAAACATTAAAAGGCAACCTTTGTTTAACGATGAGAATGATATTTATTTATGGGAAAAATATTATAATAACAAGATTATTAGATAGTTATTTGACAGAAATAATTCAATGGTGTATGATTTATATATGGCAAATTTTGATGATATATTAAAAAACTTACAACAAGAAGAATCTAGTTTTAATGAGTTTAAAATTTGGTTAGAAAATGGAATTGAGCGGGGATGGGTAACAGAGCCGTTTTGTAACACTCATGAAGGAGATCCTTATATGAGCGAACCAGAAGCACAAGAGTGGGAAGAGGGCGGAGACCCTTGTCAAGTAGTAATTAAAATAATAAACAACTAGTAGAAAGATTAAAATGAAAAAAATAATTTATGGCTTAACGATTTTATTGTTTTCTGTATTTATAAACCAACCAGCAAATGCAGGTATGAGTGTTGGGCAAATGGTAGGAAGTGGCGTAGTTGAAGCACCACAAGCCCCATCTTTTGCACCCAGCACTGGTGTCCCAACTAATGGATCTTTTGCAGTTGTAGATAGCAATGGTAGTGTGACAAACACGGTCGTTTGTGGTAGTTATTGTGCCAATGGTACATTTGGTCCAGGTGGAGATATGGCTGTGCTTCAAATTCCAAACAGCGATTCTGGAATTTGGTTTGGTCCAAGAACTACAACATATGATAAAGAATCTAAAACTTTTACTGCAACAAATCCAACATCTGAAGAAATTGAAACAATAGATGGAGACTCTTCTACAAAAATTTTTGGTAATAGAACATTAACGTTTGTTTCTGGAAATGTGTTTATAGATTCAAGTGGCAGTCCACAGGGAATTGCGACAGGTTGGTCAGAGAATTCATTGGCAAGTGTTTCTGTAACAAGTAACAATATTAAAGAATCTTTAGACTTGGGCAACAAAAAAACAAGTCAACAAGTGAGAGACTTAATACAAAATTCTAATTTATTATTGTTAAATGACAGAGTGCAAGTATTAATAAACCTACTTGGAAATTGGGTTAAGTAATACAAATGTTGCGAAAGTAACTCAATGGTAGAGTACTACCTTGCCAAGGTAGATGTTGCGAGTTCAAATCTCGTCTTTCGCTCCAAGGCCCTATCTTCTAGTGGTCAGGATACCAGGCTTTCATCTTGGTGAGCAGAGTTCAATTCTCTGTAGGGCTACAAATTCTGATATAATAGTTATATACCTGCCCATAAGGGGGGTATATTAACTTATTCGCTTGAAAGGGGAATAAAATGGTAACACAGTTCGCAATGGATCTATTCAATGATCCTTTTTTTATTGGCTTTAACAGAGAGTTAGGCCGTTTAAGTACAGCACATAAAATAAATTCACAATCATATCCTCCATATGATCTTCTGAAACTAGATGAAGATACATACCGTTTATCTGTTGCTATCGCAGGATTTACTAAAGAAGATATTAATGTTTCAGTAGACAATGGAACCCTTGTAATTAAAGGTGAAATTGTTGAGGTCACAGATGCTGAAGTAGTTCACAAGGGAATTGCTGGTCGTAAGTTTGTACGATCCTTTGCTCTTGGTGAATATATGGAAGTGTCTAGTGCAGAACTAAAAGACGGAATGCTGACAATTAATATTGTTCGTGTTATTCCTGAAGATAAAAAACCTAAAATAATTAAAATCAAATAATAATAACAACCTGGGCATGTTGCAAAACTGCCTATTATTTGATATACTTGTAGTAGAAATTAAAGGAGAGTTTATGCCTAGGTACGATTATAAATGCTCTATATGTTCTTCACAAATTGAGTTTGAAAAAACAATTGAAGAAGATAGGTTTCCAGTATGTTGTAATGAATCTATGCAAAGACTTTGGAGTGCTCCCGCTGCAATTTTTAACGGTAGCGGATTTTATTCAACCGACAACAGAAAGTAGATGTATAATAATACTATGACTAACATTGTTCAAGAACATCCCAGCGTAGTTTCAAAAGAATACATACTAAATGCCAATGATCGTTGTGATAAATGTCAAGCACAAGCCTTGGTTAGAGTTAAAGGTATATCAGGACAATTAACATTCTGTAATCATCATTATGAAAACATAATGAATAATCCTGAATCACACAATAAGATGATGGCTTTTTTAGTAGAAATTCTTGATGAGCGTGAAAAACTTATTAAAGACAAAAAAATAGGGGGAATATAATGTATGAGTATTTTGTAAAAGAAGTAAAAAATGTTGTTGATGGAGATACTATTGATGTTGTTATTGATTTAGGTTTTGATATTTTGTTTGCATCTCGTGTTCGTTTGGCTGGTATTGACACTCCAGAGTCACGCACAACTGATAAAGCAGAAAAGGCCCTTGGTCTTGAAGCAAAAGAATATTTAAAAAAATATCTTAAAGATGCAAAATCTGTAGTAATTCGTACAGAAAAAATGGATTCTTCAGAAAAGTATGGTCGTATTCTTGGCTGGGTCTATGTTAATGGAGAGTCCGAATCGGTCAATAATAAAATGATTAATGATGGTTATGCTTGGGGATACCTTGGTGAAACTAAAGTTAAAGACTTTGATGCATTAAAAAAGGCTAGAGTTAAATCTGGTAAATAAAAAATATGACTAATGATGACGAATGGAATGAGTCACACATTGGTTTTGTTGGATTGCCAAGACCATTTTCAAAAGTTTTAAAACAACATCAAGTAAGGCATGCCTTGGCTCCAAAAACACCAATACCTTGGCAATCTAGAGCACAAAATAATCAAGATGGTTTTTTAAGAATAGTACAAGAAAATGAAGATATTGTTTATTCTAAAAACCTATGCTCTTATTGTGGAGTAAAAATAAATAATGATGAGAATGTTATTAGATGGAAAAATAAAGAATTAAATAAGATAAAACATGATGGAAGATTTGTTTTATCAGATATACACCCACTGCATTTAACCTGTATGAAACAAACAAGGGTATACTGTCCAGGAATGAAGAAAAAAAAAGAAGAAGAATTTGAGTATGGGAAATATATAGATTTAGAAAAAAATGCAAAAACAGAAAGAGAGTTTGTGCTTAAACTAATGATAGAAAATTTTATTAATGTTTTTTATTTTACTGCAGATTGGTGTCAACCATGCAAAAATATTAAACCAATAATAAAAGAAATAAATAGAGAAAAAGTTGGATTAAAATTTCATATGATTGATGCAGACATAGAACAAGAGTTGGCTAAAAAATTTAAAATTCAGTCCTTACCAACCTTCATAATTATTAATCAAGGCAAAGAAATACAAAGACTAACGGGGTTACAAACAAAAGAAAAATTGCAAGAGTTTTTAACTTTTGCTGAAATGGGGAACCATGAAGAAGTTATTAAAAAGGATGTTTAATCCAGATGGGAAAAACATGAGTTCAGATGAAAATGAAATGATTGAAAAATTAATCCTTGAAGGAGCACTTGAGGTTGCTGGTGTTGATTCTGAAGATGGCTCATTGCTATATTCATTTACCTCCAAAATTGAGCAGGTAATGCCAGAACTTTATCACGATCACCTTAATAAAGTTAATGCTGAAATACTTTCATTATGGGAAAGAGGATATGTAGACATAGACTTTTTAGCAAAAGAGCCAATAGTAACAATTACAAATAAGTCTTTTGATCCTGTAGAAATGTCAAAACTACGTAAGCAAGACGTCTGGGCTATAGAAGAACTTAAACGCCTAACCCGTAAGAAATAACTCTGATATAATCGTTATATAACCTAGGAGGTTTGATATGCCAGCAGGAAAAGGAAAGCCAGCAGGAGGATATCATGCAGGAGCCAAAGGCTCTTATGGATGCAATGGATTTCCAACAGTAAGTGCAGACGGAACAGTTCATGGATGCCATCCAACAAAAGCACAAGCACAAGCACAGGCTCGTGCTATTTTTGCTAGTACTGCACAAAAATTTATTTCTATTATAGAAAAATCAATGCCTAAAGAAGGTGATTTTGTTATTGCATCTGGTGAAGATGAAGTTTATGTTGGAATTATTCAATATGTAATGACAGATGGTATGTTTGGAATAGAATATTCTGATTATTCTTTAAAAGCATCAACAGAAGAACCAGTAGTTTTAGTTCGTATTCTTGAATTTGAAGAAGGTTATGGATGGGATGAAACTGAAAATTTAATTGGCGTAAATGCTTCTATGATAACAAAAATTGAACCATTATTTATTCCAGATCTTCAAAATAATAGTGCTATAAATTCAGAAGTTGCCATGACAATGAATGATACTCAAATTGGTAAAGCAAAAAAACCAAAGTATGAAGATTTTATTAAACCAAGAAGTGGTGGTAGTGAACCATCCAATCCAAAACTTTATGCAGCAGTTGTACAAGCAGCAAAAGATAAATTTGATGTTTATCCATCTGCCGTTGCTAACTCTTGGGTAGTTCAAGAATATAAACGTCGTGGTGGTACATATAAATCAAAATTAAAATCTACAACAAAAAATATTTGGGGCGGAGCATTTGATCCTCTGACATTTGAAAAATAATGTCTAATAAATCTTCTGCTTCTTATTATTCAAATCATGCATTTAATCCAATGCAAATTAAAAATGGTAGAATTGTTCGTTTAAGAAAAGACGGTAGCATTAAAGCGGACTTAGGTCCATACATAGTAAAACATAAAAAGGTGGTAAATAATGGCAAATAAAGAACAAAAGGGTAATGCTAATAAAAAGAAAGAGCCAAAGATGACTCTTAAAGAAAAACGTGCTGCCAAACAAGAAAAGAATAATAAGAAAAATGGCTGATACATACACTCCTACATCTGGCATGAAGGCTGCTGCTCGTCGTGCTTTAAAATGGAAAGCAGATGGCAAGGCTAAAGGAGCAGGAACTCCAGTAGGCTGGGGTCGTGCAACTGATATTGTAAATGGATCGGCAATGTCTCTTAGTACTGTTAAAAGAATGTATTCTTTTTTCTCACGTCACGAGGTAGATAAAAAAGGTAAGGGATTTTACGATGGTCCAGAGTTTCCGTCCAATGGAAGAATTATGTGGGATGCTTGGGGTGGAGATGCAGGATTTTCGTGGAGCCGTGCAATTACACAAAGAGAAAAGAAAAAACTAGAAAAGATTTGGCAGGGAACTGCCTTTGATTTAAGAAAGTAAGGGGCAATGCAGAATTTAGAAAAAAATGAATTGATTCAACTGGTAGGATTTTATAAGCAAAAACTATCTGACGTAGAACTAGAGTCATTAAAACTACAACTTGAGGTTAATAAACTTAACTCTATGGTTTTAAATTTAAGCCAAGGACCAGTTAAAAAAACTAAATAATATGGAATATTTATTAGTTATAGGCTTGACATTGTTGTCTTATTGGTCTATAATTAAAATATCAAACAAAAGAAGAATGATATTTTTAAACAAAAATAAATATAGACAAAGTTCTATTTATGAAATAGTTAAAGATGTTGTTCCAAAGCAAAGGTTTGATAAGCCTAAAGTTATAACGCAATCTCAAAGACATATTCAAAAAAATATGTTAAGAGTCGTAATAGCAGAAGGAAGTGCATACTGGATATTGAATAATGTTTTTTATACTGCAAATGCTATAAATGGCAGAGTAGATGAAGAAACAATAAAACCATTAGATATTGAAAATATGCCAACAAAAGAATTAGACAAGATGTTATCAATACTTGATGACTTAAAACAAGGGGCGGAACCAAATGATAGTGGCAGTACAAGGAACAAAGGAATTTAACGACTATAACGTATTCCTTCGTGCCATGAGCGTTGCTTTATCTGGCATGAAAGATGGAGATAATGATTTTATTATTTACTCCGCTGGCCCATCAAGAATAAATCACTTTGTTTCAGAGTTTTCTAATTTATCAGAACGAGGAATGAAAGCAAGAGGCAAAAAGATTAAGTTTTATAATGCTGCGCCAATATGGTTAAGTGAAAATATAAATCAAATTAATTATTTTGTTTTTTTAAGTCGTCCAAAAGAATCAAAATCAAAATTAGTTTTAGTTGCAGAAGCCAACAATATTGATGTTGGTCTTTTTAGGTATTAGGAGAATAAAATGATTATTAGAAGTTTAAATACAATGGAAAAAATTATAAATAAAAATAAAAATCTATTATGGCTTGGATGGGATGTAGTTGATTTAAAAGAATCGGATACTGCAAAAACATCTCCTATGGGCATTAGAGTAAAAGATAAATGGTATTTGCATAGAATTTATAAACCTGGTCGTAATGGTTGGGACATACCAAATAAGTATAAGGATTAGTCTTGAAGCAGCATTTGTGGAAAGACGAAGCCTTGTGTTTAGGAATGGACAACAACGCATTTTTTGATAAATATGAAGATCATGAAGGATCTAGAAGAGATGTTGACGCACTTTGCAAACAGTGTCCAGTAAAAAAAGTATGCTTTGCAAATGGCATATCTGGAAAAGAGTGGGGCGTCTGGGGCGGAGTTTATTTAGAAGGTGGAGAAGTCTCAAGAGAGTTTAATAAACATAAAACAAAACAAGACTGGTCAAATACTTGGCAAGCCTTAACAATGGAATAAAATATGAAAAATAAACTACCAAATAATTTAAATTTAATTTCTATTTCTGGGTGTGGTCATTCTGGAACTACACTAACAGCAACTGTTTTAGGTGCACACAAAAACTTATTATTAATTCCAACTGAAACAAGGATGTTCCTTGACGAATCATACGATATTAATAATTTTATTTTTAATAACTATTCAGATAAAGAAACTATGGTCATAGAAAAAACTCCAAACCATCTATATGTTTTAGATAAAATAAAAAAAGAATATCCAGATACTAAGTTTATATTAAATATAAGAGACCCAAGAGACATAGTCTCATCACTTTATAGCAGGTTTGAAGATTGGAATAAGTCAATTGATAGGCTTAAAAAAGACTTTGAATATGTAAAAAAGTTTTATTTATTTGGACATTTAGTTAAATATGAAGACATTGTTAATAACTTTGAAGATACCTTTATTGATATTTGTAAATATATAAAAATAGATTTTGATGAAAATATGTTAGAGTATTATAAATATGCTCCAAATTGGTACGGAGTAGAAAATCCAAAAGATAGTGATGGAAAAGACAAAGTATATAAAAATAATATTAGTAATCACGAAATAAGACGATCTTGGCAAGTAAAGCAACCGCTTTTTGACGGTACTGGTAGATGGAAAAAAGAACTAAGCAGTAGTCAGATAGACGATGTAGTAAAAAATATTGGAGAAATGGCCAACTTCTTTGGGTATACTATATAATGGTTATGGAGAAAAAATGATTATACAAATAATTGGACTACCTGGCTCTGGTAAAACGGAACTAGCAAAAACCCTTAAAGAGCGTATCAATGCTATTCATCTTAATGCAGATGAAGTACGTGCAACAGTTAACTCTGATCTTGGATTTACCGTTGAAGATCGCATAGAGCAGGCAAGGCGTATGGGGGCTATGGCAAGACTTATTGCTAATCAAGGAGTTGCTCCAGTTATTGTAGACTTTGTTTGCCCAACAGATGCGACAAGAGAAGCATTTGGTAAACCAGATATTTTAATTTTTATGGATACAATTAAAGAAGGCAGATTTAAAGATACAAATAAGATGTTTGTGGCACCAAAAGAATTTGACTTCATGTTTTCTGATCATGAAAAAGATTCATACGAAAAAGCAAGTTTAATTATTTCTTTGTTTGAACTACATGATTGGTCTGCACCAACAACACTTATGCTTGGTCGCTATCAACCATGGCATGAAGGGCATCATGCTTTGTATTTACAGGCTGGAATGAGAACAAATCAAGTACTACTTGGAGTACGTAATACACATAATACTAGCAAAAAGGATCCACTTACATTTGATGAAGTAAAGGGTTATATTGCTAAGGATGAGTTTATGAAAGATGCAATGGTATTGCGTTTGCCAAACATTACTAACATTGTCTATGGCCGTGACGTGGGATATAAAATTGAACAAGTAGATTTGGGGGTAGACATTCATGCTATTTCGGCTACTGAAAAACGTCGTGAACTGGGTATCTAATGTTGGACACGGAATTGCAGATGCAGAAGATAGATTTGTTAAAAGCATGTTTGAAGAGGATATAGATCATGAAAGTAACGAAGACTAGATCATTTGTTAAAGCACTAAGTTATCGCATTTGGGGAACACTATCCTCTGTTGTTGTTGCTTATGTCATTACAAAAAATGTTTCGTTATCTATAACAATTGCTTTTTGGGAAACAGTTGTAAAAATATTTATTTACTATGGACACGAACGTGTATGGAATTATGTTCAATGGGGTAGAAAATGATGTATACAGACGAAATGCGTAGGGCTGTACACTCCATCACACCGCCTAAAGGATTTGGCATAGAGATTATTGACAATGAGCACTTTCTTACAGTAAAATTAGATGAAAGAAAATTTTTACACATGGGGCACGATGATAAAATATCAGCCCTTCAATATGTAGTAAAAATAAAAAAGGCTTTAGAGATAAACGGAGCAATTGTATTAGTTACAAGAGAGGCAGTAAAATGATAAAACAGATTGGCTTGTTTTTTATTTGTAAAATTAAATCACATAACCTTGTTGACGCTGGCTCTTGTCCATTTACTGGTAAAAGTTATTCAGCCTGTCTAAGATGTGGAGTAACAGTAACAAAATGAAAAAGAAAATAAT